CTGCGCCAGGGCGGCGGGTTTGTTGACGCGGGTTCTCCGCGGCGCTCATGATGGTAGCTGCTGATCCAGGTTTAGGCTTTTCCTTGCCAACGGTTGATAACGCGGACGACGCCGCGGCGCTCATGGTGGTAGCTGCAAACCAGGTTTGAGGGCTTTTCCTTGCCCGATCTTTCAGCGCAAACGGTAGCTTTATTCTCGACACTCTCGTGCTCACTAGGACATTTCGCCTTGGGGGGGCGTGCTGCACCGGGGGGGGCCAGGAACAAGTCCCAGCCCAGTGTGGTTTTTGTGTCGCCAGAGGGCGACTGGGTTTTCCTTCCCGGCAGTGTTGAGATGCCAGCCCATGTCCGACCCGGACATCAGGGGTTTGAATAGTTTTCCCTCTATTTCGCCCCCGCAAAGGAGCGAAGCGCGGCCATTGCCGCACTGGAGACCTTGGTGAAGGCCGGGGCCGCGTTGAGCGCAGCCTGAGCAAGCATCGCACCAACAGGATCGTGGTGGGACACCGGGGAATCACTGATGAAGATCGTCCCAGACTGAACCTGGGGAGAGCCCTCAAGATGATACACAACCTCGACATCAAAGGTTTGGGTTCCAGAGGTGCCGCCGCCGCCGCTGAAACCGAGGATGACGCTGGTCCAGCCGTCCATGAACAAATAGGACGCGTCACCAGGATTGACGTAGACCGCTGAGGTCGTCGCTTGCATGTCAGTGCCCCAATAGCTGTCGTTCGAATACCGAAACTCAAGTCCCTGAGGACTGGTAAGCTTGGGATGAACCTCAAAGGTCTGCTCAGCAAGCTGAGCACCTTGATAACGAGCATGGTAGGGCAAGTCGACTAGCGAGGCGATGTCAACCCTGGCCGTGGTGCCAGAGCCTTCGATTGGAGCGCCCAGAGATTGCAGCCAGTAGTAGGCGTTCATACCGGCCGCACCTGGGCCGCCAGCTCCCTGTCCGCCGATGGTGTCATTGTTTGGAGTTCTCATCCGCTGATGCGGAGGGACCAAAGCGACACTGAGAACGCCGGAGGCGTTGGTCATCGACGACGTGTTGCGGATCCGAAGACCCCAACTCACGATACGGTAGTTCACAATCTTTCCAGAAAGCGCCCCCATGTTATTGAGGATGCATCCTTTGGCGTAAGTCGTGCCGTCGGGAGTGGTGAGCGTGGTTCCGTTTTGAATGGACCCGCGGAAACTGACCACGGGACACCTGACATTAGGAGTGAAAATACAATCCATGTTGCCATTGGCATCATTCTGTAAGGAAACCGTCTCACGCAACGAGAGAGTGGCGGTGGGCGCATAGAAGAGATCAGGAACGCGAGCCCCCAAAGCAGCCTCTGAAAATGGATTCAAGAGAGCCGCCCTGTAGTGATCGCGGGACCCAGTTGAAAGCGCAAGCACATTTCGCGCCTTCTTCTTCTTCTTCCCTTGAGAGTTGACCACCACCACGGTGTCCGCTCTCGTGACCCCTTTCTTGGAAACCGGGGTCGTGGTTTTTGAACGATTCTTCTTGTTCGTCATGCCTGGCGACGGCCCCAAGCAAGTCGGAGCGTGCGCTCAAGAAACGAAGAATGCGAGCTTTGGTCGCCGTGGGAGGCATCTGCTCGATCTCGGTTCTGTAGTTGAGATTTGTGGACATGGTGTTGTCATCCGAGAAGGAGGCTTCGTAGAGCATGCGCTCCCAAGTCTCCAACCAACAAACCCAACTGCCGTCGCTCGCACGCTCAAATCGGTGCGAACAAAACAAGAAGCTATCGCCGCGCTGAGGGACGACGTCTCTGACTGGCAGGCCAATCTCCCTGTACTTCTCTATCAAAGTCTCAGGATCATGCTTGCTCCATTCCAAACAATCATCCCCCATGTCCACGTAAGCAGAGCCCACGTAGACAGCGCAAAAGCCTCGACCGCTGCCATTGGCCGATGTGGTGAGAAAGTCCCCGCTCCTTTGCACTAGCAAATCATCAAAATCGATGAGATCGCCATTGTCAAGGACGTAGGGGGTCGACATCAAGGACCGCGACCACCAATTGGCAGCCTTCCGAGTGGTTTCCCGACCTTCATCATCATGCTCGAGACAGTTGACCATGAGCTCAGCATGAGCCGTAGCCAAGTCGAAGCTATAGTTTTTCTCCCATCCAGCCACATCACTGGCAATGGGCTGCAATCCGGTGCGCTCGGAAAGAGTGCGAACACCTTCGCCGATGAGAGCGGCGTGTTCAGCTGAGAAGCCAATTCCTTTCTTGCTGGGCAAATTAGGATAGCTCTCTCCTTCCTTATCGGTGAAACCCTGGAAAAAGATCCTTTCCACCAACTGATCGACAACGGATACCTGGGAGATGACCCTAGGCAACGCCTTGCGCCTGGGTAAGGCTTGGCGCTTGGCGAACACCCGAACAGGGTCACGAAGACCCTCCTCGAGCCACCTGACTCTATCGCTTAGGTACTCGCTGTAGTCGCCATCTCCGAAGTAGATGGCTTTGCAGCGTTCCCTGACCCTTTCTTTGACTTCCTCCCCTTTTTGTTCGAGGAGTTCGCCGTTTGTTGAGAAGGTTGTGCGGTAGGGGTAGCCTGTGGTTGAGGAGCGGTCAAGGCAGGCTTGAACGACTTCGTAAACTTCTTCAAATCGCTCATCGAAAGTTTCTTCGCCCATTCCATCAGAGAACCGACTCCGCCACACTGCTCCTCCTTGACGGTAAGCTCGCGTAACAGTTTCGATCGCCCTTTCCCGACCACTTCCTTGAAGTCTGACTCCGGAGTACTTGGACTTGTCGTGGTACTCGGCGAGACTTCGTTCGAGAGTTCCCTGATCGTAGGAAG